ACGCATATATTATAACTCCTTTATAATTTTATGTCTATAGTTATAATACAACAACCATAACAAGAGATTCATTGTCTATATTTTTATCTTCCAGAGCAATAAATCTCATAGGCAATCTATTAAATAATTTTCGTTTGGTTGCTACTCCGGGGACATTGGATAGTCCCAATAGATCTCCTTTTTTGCATTTACCAATAACTCTTACAGGAAGTCTTCCTGTCAATCCAACAGCAGTACCGTCGATTAATTCGTTATTCATAATAAATCCAGGATTGGTTGATACGCATCCTATAATAGAATATGCCGTCTTAGATGTTGTCGCGGTAACTTCTTTATCTCCACCTATTGATATAAGTGTTCCGGGAATATAATGTTGATCCGTAACATATTTTTCTGCCAAGTCGGCATATTTTGCTTTTGTTGCTGTACCGTTAAAGTATGTTGCATTAACTGTCTGTGTGGTTGAATCAAATGAGAATGAAGGTGCACTAGAACGAACATATGGTGTATACGGAGGAGAGCCAAAGGACTGACTTGATATCATTAAAATATAAAGTTCAGTATCTGTTCTATTATTAGATGCACTAATGCCGGCGGCAGCAGCACCTGTAGCACCTACGGGGCCTGTGGCACCAGTAGGGCCTGTCGGACCCGCATTTCCTGGAGCACCTGTAGCACCTACGGGGCCTGTAGATCCGTCTTTACCAAATCCTGTTGCGCCAGTCGCTCCTTGAACACCTGTTGATCCGCGCAATCCGGTTGCACCAGTTGCACCAACTCCTGTTGCGCCAGTTGGTCCAGTTGCTCCAGTTGCACCTATTGGACCAGTTGTTCCGGTTAAACCTGTTGCACCTGTAGGTCCTGTAGAACCTGTACCGCCAACAAATCCTGTTGCACCGACACCGGTGGCACCAGTTAATCCCGTTGAACCTTGAAGACCAACTGGGCCTGTTGCTCCAGTTGCGCCTGTTGGGCCAGATGAACCATATATACCGCTTGCACCTGTAGAACCCTGTAATCCTGTTGCGCCTGTTGCGCCAAATCCCGTTGGACCAACCGGGCCTGTAGCACCTGTTGTTCCTGTAGCGCCTCGAACACCTGTCGCGCCTGTAGGTCCACCTACTAATAAAGTTACACCGGTTGCACCAATTGGACCTGTTGCTCCAGGAGGACCTTGATCTCCTCTAGCGCCACCGAGTACTGGAAGTATAGAAACAATATCACCAACCGCAGTTGGTTGATATAAAATAACCGTATTAGGTAAAAGATAGTAATCGCCTACCTCGCCCGCGACTTCATCTGCAACATTTGCGCCCGGGGAAATTAAAATACCGTTAATCCATACTAGAACAGTATCTCTTACTAGATTAAACGATAATGCAGTATTTGCTAAACTTGGTCTTGTAGGATCGAAAGTTGTTTCTGGAACAGAAGAAATATAATCATATCTAACTAATGATTGTGCATTAGATTCAAACTGAGCCCAATATCTTTTACCGTCGGCATCGCCTCTTAAATAATATCTGTCGCCCGCAGGTGCGCCTAGATTTGGTTCAGCATTTTCTAGATTGAGATATCTATATCTGTCCGAAGATACGACATTCGGACCCCTAACCTGTACTTTACCGCCTAAGCTAACTAGTGCCATGTTTCTACTTTATTGTAAAGATGTTTCTAACAAACTTAAAAGAATTTTCATTGAGGCGTTAGCACCCGCTTTTGCCAAAACTGCTTGATCTTCTTCTAAAACAATTTTACCTACGATTACAGAAGCCGCATCATTTTTCGGAATTTCAAATCTTTGAACAAGTTCTGTATCGGTGATTACTCTCGAACCATTTATTAATAAATTTGATCTATGATAAAATGTAACATTACCCATAGCATCACCAGTGTTGACAACTTGAGCAGTCAAAATAATTGTAGCTGATTCGCTAGGTGTAGTGTAAAGTAATGAAGGCGAATCATACAGATTTGCTGTAATTGTTTTAAACGTATTTAATGGAACTAGCGTTGCCATGATTATCCTTTATTGTAATGCCAATATATATGGCGTCATTACGGCGAACAAAGATTTGTTAAATGTTCTACCATTGATTGTACCTGTTGCTCTACTAATTAGTAATTCATCACCAATTCTAAAGTCTCCCTTATGATCTGTACTAGTATAGAAAATCTGTCCGCCTCTTGTAGCAAAGACTTCATTATCTTGTATTGGTGTTCCTCCTGCGTTAGGAAGAGCATTGACCAATGTAGTACCAGAACCCACATATTCAAATGTATGAGTAGATGTTTGCAAATAACTTCCTTGATGGAAACTTATTGCTGAATTTGCCAGCGGACGATCAATCGCTAATATCTTTTCATCAAATGTAACTATGCTTATACCACTGTCAACATTTGTTGCCTCATTAACAGTATAGAAGTTTCTTGTACCGTTACTTAAATCTTTCCAATTTAAATCTACGTATGCTAAAACTTCACCTTTAATAAAATCTCTATTAGCAAAAATACGACTTGCGGCAACAACTACATTAGGATTTGTACTTGCAACATAACCAATTGGTTCTATGTTATTTTGTACGTTATCGTATGTAGGACCGTTCTCAATAATATTTGTTATGTCTGTTATTCTGTTACGAACGAACGAAATCTCAGATGCTGTTACATTGCCAGAAATAGTTGTATTTTGTAAATATGTAGATTGATATGTATTTGCAATCTGTTCATTGTTTATAATTTTATCTATTATTGTACCAATGAATTTAAAGGCGCCACTTGTTTGTACTACTTGATTTGCGATTGTCGATACTGTTGGGCTATATTCAAACATTTGTACCGCGTGTGTCAATGTTTGTTTATTGCTATCTGTTAGTATATCAAATGTTATACTATCTATGATTTTTCCTGCATCTTTTCTAATTGTTCTATCAGGCAAATATGTTGCATATGGATATACGTTTGAAAAATATGCTTCTACTTCTTGTTGCATAAATTCCTTGTTACGTTGTAACAAGTTTGCAGTATTTTTCATTAATATATTTGTGTTAGAAATATACTTTGCTTGTATAAATTTATTTGTAATATTGAATACGCCATTATCGTAAATATCCAAATATTGACCAAATAAATCTGCAACAATATTTGACGTATATCCATTGCCTGCTGCAGCAAGATCAAGATATTGACTATTATATCTTTGATATGGTTTTGCGACAGTATTATCCCATGCAGTACTATTAACTACCACGTTTGATGCAATAGTTTTTAAATATTCTAAATAGTTTCTTACTTCAACCTTTTGGTCTAAAACTCTACTAACAGTTTGTGTTGCATATTGTAGTCCAGAGAATCTAGATTGTGTATTACTTTGATATGCTAAATCTGTTACCAATGCATCTACAATTAGTCCAGTGTCTCTAAAGCACTTGTCTTTTCTATAATTAGCCATCAATACTCGATCGTTGACGTTTGGCTTTTTGTTTACTGCCATCTCAACAGATCTGCTTGATATTTGTCTATACGATTCGCCTCGATATAATGCAGGACTTACGCCATCTGCGTATAAGCCATATCTACCAAAAGATGTATTTGAATTTGTAATAGATCCAAAGCCACCAGATTCACATAGTACTGAATATTCGCAGCAAATAGTAAATAATGAAACCAATTGCATATAGCCTTGGTTCAATAAGTAAATACCTATACCACCTTCGTTGAATTGTGTGAAGGCATCTAAAACCATAGACTTCAATCCGCCTACATACGAACCGTCAACTCTAACACCTGTGCCGGTCGTAGTAATTGAAGAACAGTTTTGAATGTAAGGGGAGGTTGTAATATTGCCAGCAGAACCATCTGGATTATATGAGAAAACCGCAGACGCATTTCTTACATCGTTAGGATTTGCTGCTCTATGACCTCTGAATGTAAATCCATTTACATATGCGCCCAGATTCATATAGAACATATCCGAAGTTTCATTTTCAGGATATATATCGCATGTTCTTAAATCATTGCCCATTAGAGATGCTCTTTTGGGAATAGTAACTGGATTATTATGCAGAATGTATTTGCCTGGGAATACGTGAACAGTCCATTTTTCTGTTATTCTACTTAGTGCCACATGGATATTAGCAATAGCATTTGCAGGTGTGCGCCCATCTAATCTATCATCTCCACTTGTGGAAACATATATTATGTTAGCGTTATATTTTCTTATTTGATTTAAATCATTCTCTAAAGCTTTTAATGCTCTTACATTAGAGAAATATAAATTGATATTACCTTCGCGTAAATTATCTGTTGTTACGTTAGCTAAACTAACTTGAGTAACAATGTTAGATAAATTACCTATTTGAATAGTGCCATTAGCTTCATCATAATTAATTGTTTCATCTTTTGCGCTAATTGCTCTACGTATTCTTGCATCACTAATATTTGCTTCAGGTAAAACAATACTTGTTTTAAGTCCTGGAGTTGTTCCTAAAATAACCCAACCATTTGCGTAACTATTTGCGCTGTAAATCAGCATAATAGATTCGCCGGTCTTTTCCATTGATATGGAAACATTCGGGTATATTGTAGAGTTTGCCGTAGTGATTTGAACGGAACCACCCTGCACATTGGCAAGGGTGATTATCTTAACTAATCCATCAATCGTAGAATTAGGCAGAGTAGGATATACAACGTATGGTCCTACAGTAAATTCTGTTCTAGATTTACTTAAACTAATTGTTTGATCTCGATCAGTAGCCTTTATTAATTGAACACCTTCTAAAACGATCCTACCTTTAAAAATAGGATCGGTTAGGTTTTGTATCAAAACATTAGCTGCAATCTTTTTACTTACTCCGTTTTGAATGCCGTAGAAGAACGTGTCGTCTACTAACGTCTGGGCTGCGAGTAAGTCAGATAACTTTAAATCTGCCATTCTGTATTTTCTAGTTTAGTTATTGTCGATTAGCCAGCAATCTGAATTGTGTCAGATGTGATTGTTGCTGCAGCATTAGCAGATGCCAGTACTCTTATGTATACACCAACCGTATTCGGTGTTGCGTATACGTTAGATACAACCAAGTTTGCTGTAGTATTGCCGCTAAATTGCGCGTTGCCTGTATAAGGTGCGTTGATAACGTCTGTCCAAACAATTGCGTTCGGAGACTTCTGCCACTTGTAAGTAGCAACCGCACCATTAGTACCAACTGCAAGTGCTTGATAGCTCATACCGGGTGTGAACTGTAGATTAGCTCTTGTTTGTCCGTCAACCGTTGGTTGTAGAGAGAATGACAACTGATTATCTTGAATTATTGCATCTTCGTTAGCATCTAACCCAATGTTAAAGTCTACGTTAGACTTGTTAAAGTTCTTAGACATTGCTACCAATGTTTCTGTTCTATAACGAGTTGTGCCTTGACTATTTACCCAAGTTTGATAATGGACCCATCCAGGGGAATTAAATCCTCTATCCTTGTTAGATTTTACATTTGCTTCTTTAGCATCAACCCCATATATGTTTCTTGCGTTGACAGTATTTGCACCTAACAATAAGTTAGCTGCCCCTTGACCACCCCAACCATAAGTTCTTAAAGTCTTAGGTGATTGTTGAACAGCTGCAAAGGAGACTGCTCCTATGGTATTTGCGTCTTCATATGCAACATCTAAAATATATGTTACATTACTTAAAATGTTTGCAACAACATACTCGACGTTTCCTAATACTAATGCGTATCCAACTTGAATATTTGCTAGTTGGTTTTGTGAGGTAACAACTGTTGTGCTACCCAAGTTAGCCATCACCGTACCCGGTAATGCTACTCTATCTAATTTTCCCCATTGAGACATCTTTTTCTCCTTTGTGTCTTCTCGATCAAGCTATAGACCTTGAACTGTCTGCTTAATTATTTCTTCTCGACTGTTCCTACATGAACATACTGTGTACGTTGTCCGTCTTTCTCAACTGTATATTCTACATAGGCTTCTTCTGAATCTATCGTAAAACTTTCTCCCAATACTTTTGCACCTGTTTTACGTATTTCCGCAAACTTAGATTCAAATGTAACACGAGCTTTGGACTCGCTAATAATACTATCAATTTTTTCGTTAAATGCTTCAGTTGCAATTGCTACAACTTCTTTTTGAACATTTTCGTCTCTGTTCTCTACCATTGTTTGTAATGCTTTTAAATAATCTCCGTACGTTGGATTATCTGTTACTTCAAGTACAAAGTCATTATAATTTATAATGGTTTGAGTGATGCCTTCCTTGACTGCGCGCTTTCTATAAGATTTAGCAGAAGGAGGAGTTTCTTCTACAGGCTTTCTTGAATAAACTGTACCTGTTGAAATTTTCTTTTTATTGAATGCACTTCTTGCGTCTGCTGTTAATTCGCTGGGCTTGCCCTTCCAATCAAACGCTGTACCGGTTGAACGAGCTTCTGCAACTTTTTTCTTTTTGCCGCCCATTTCGTCTTTACCTAAACGACCAGAAATAACATCTCCACGTGTTACTTTGTCATATGGTTTAGCGTTGTTAGCTAGGTTACCGTCATTGCCTTCTTCAATAGTTTCATCTTTAGCAACTTCTTCTTCCTCGGCCATCTTCTTACCATGGGTATGAGATTTGCCTTCTACAATTTTTAAATTGCTTGTATTGATACGTTGTATTCCTGTTGGGAATTCTACAGAATACCATTCAATGTTACCATTTTCATCTGGTTCTGCGTGTTGTTCTGAAATACAAACACCTTTTCCTAACAAAGCATGTTCTACATGAGTTGCGCAAAAATGTGCTTTATCTACTGCCGCGCCTGCGTTTTCTGCTTCGGCAACTTGTTCTGTTTTACCTGACATTACATTCTGAATAGACTCAAATAAGCTATTAGAAATTCTGTGGTTTGTTGGTTCTAGTGGGTTCATGTCGTTTCCTTCGATTGTTATTTTTATTTATTAAGACGAATATCGGCTTTTTCCTGAGGAGTAGGTTTTGTTGCAGTAACTCTTTTAATTGATTTAGATATTAAACGAGCAATACCCTCATCCACTGCATTATCTACTGCTTCCTTAACACCTTGTGTGGGAGTTGCAGGGGTTGGCTTTTTTGTAGGATTCAATAATTCTCTACCAAGGCGTTCTGATCTTTCACGTCTTTCTTTTTCGCGTTCAAATGCTCTTTGTAATCTTATTCTAGCATCTGTCGCTTCGCCTAATTTAACAGCCTTTTCGTGATGGTCGTCTGCAAGTGTTTCATGTTTTTCAGCAGAACCGTGTCTTCCTCTATCAGAATGCCATTCAGACATTCTTTCATGAAACTTTGTCATATGTCTATGATGCAAACCTGTATTGCCTTCTTTTTCTGCAGCTTCTGCTTGTTTCAAATGTTGTTCTGCTTCCATATAAGCATCTTCTTTGATTTCAACAGATTCAGGAACACAATTCGGTACTTGTTTGCCATTCTTATTTTTTGTCCCAAGCATTTTATAATCGTCCCAGCAAGGATCCTTGCCCTTCATTTTTTTGGCTTCGTTAACTTCGCTTACTAAATAATTAGCAACTGTACTAATATAATCCTCTGCCAAAGTAACCTTACTTTGAACCCATTCTGGTAGGTTATCATCATCCTTTAACATATCATGGACTCTTTGAGCATTAGCAATAATACTTCTCATTTGTCCTCGGGTCATATCACCTTCGTAATTATACTCAGTGTTTTCTTTTTCTTCAGACATTTGTTTATGCTTGTCTAGCAATTCTTTATTCTTGCCATAGTCTGCAGTTTTCATAGCAAGTTTTGCTGTACGAGCATTTTCTAAATGATATGCTTTTCGTTTATCATCACCCTTTTCTGCAGAGGCAATTGCCTTGTCCATATGATACTTGAAGGTACCTTCATTCATATCAATTTCTTCGTGTATCGTGTAACCTTTATTAGTAAGGTGAGATCTTGCAGAATCAACTGCGTGATTATATCCCTTATGTGTAGTTACAGTAACTGTACGTTGGTGTTTTTCTTCACCTTCTTTTGATACACTAAAATTAATTTTATGTTGTTCAGGATCCGGCACATGATATTCATCGTCTTCTCTATGGCGTCTACCTAAACCACCGCCACCGTAAGCATGGCCGTGACTAGCACCCGAAGAACTTTGATATCCTTTATATGAACCGTATGCTTCTTTTAGTTTAAAATATGATTTCATTTACTGTTCCTACTAGCAATTCTATCTCTATCTAATTGTCTTACTTTTGGTATAAGTCTTGCCACAAAATTTTTGCTCATCATTTTAGATGCTCTTGCTTCTAAAGCATTTTTTTCTGGAGCAGATAATTGTTTTTTCTTTCTGCCCTTTAGTAATTTTTTCATCATTATTTTTCTAGCATCGGTGTTAGTTCTTCTTTGAATTATTTCTTTAGATGCCGCTCTTTTCAATTTAACTCGTCTGGCCAATGCCATGAGTATTTTTCTAGATTTTAATCTAATACCTTTTTTTGCTCTTTCTTGAGCACTAATCGCTTCAACTACTAATTCATTCTCATCATACATATCAATGATATCTTCCCACTCAATGCTTTCAATTAAAGCATCAATTTCTTCATCTGTAACGTCTTCTTGAATGAATTCTTTAAAGGATATCATTTTGTAATAGATGTTAACATCCAACCATGTTTTTGATGTGCCATAACTCTATCCTGTATAAAATTAGATACGCCAATTTCTGTTGCGGATTCTGCTTCTCTATATGCCATCAGTAACGATGCTAATACCAGATTATTTGCGTCTAATAGTCTATTCATCATAGATATTGCGGAAACAACTTCTTCATCTTCCGAAACCATAGTTTCAGAAACTAATTCTTTTAATGATGTAGGAGCATAACCACCTAACTGTCTAATTGTTTCTGCAATACTATCTATAGCAGAAAATAATTCGTTATATAGATCATTTAAGAAATCATGATACTGTGGAAAATTAGGCCCTTCCACATTCCAGTGTGAGGCATGAGCCTTGTAATACATTACAAATGTATCTGCAAGTAATCTTTTAAGTGCTCGTATTAACTCTTCATTCATAATGGCTGGCCTTTGCCATTAATTTATATGTAGAACTATGTGTAGAAAGTTCTGCCTTTGCTCTATGAACATCTTGCATATGTTCACCTTTTTCTTTTTCTATCTTTTGAGTCTCAGGCGTTGAAAGAAAAGATTTAAACGAAACTAAACCTGGAGGTTTGCCGGGATACCCTTGATCTTCTATTGTTTTATCTATACCATGATAAACTTCTTTATCGGGTTTTAGATTTACATCTCTGTGTGCAGTAGGAGGATCTGAAGGATAGGTATCAGCATTTGTCATAGGTGGCTGACTATTTTCTTTTACAGAGTTTCTAACTTCTGCAATTCTTTTTCTTAGTTTATCCATTGTGATTTTTTCCTTAACTTGAGGTATATAACTTTCCGCAGCATCACCCGATCCAAATGTTGGTATTGTACTAATTGTTTCATTCGAGAAAGATGAATCTTTGTGTATACTTAATAACGCCATATCCCTTAAATGCTTACTCATATACATTAAACTTGCATCTGAGTATCCTAACATATTGAGCGTATCATGTGCAATAGAAAAATACATATTAAACTGATGTATTAATTTTTCATCTGCAAATCCAATTTTCTTTGCTTCTTTTTCAACACCTAAATATTTATCCGTTGCTTGAATTGCTTGCAAAATAAACTTAGGATTTAAATCTTGTTTTTTAATTAGATCTTTTAAGTTTTCAGATGCGCCTGGGCACGTATGTAAATTTTCTGTATGGTAACCTTGGTAGTCAACTTCCATACTATCATTTGATCTTTCCTCTAATTGTTTCTTTGACATAAACAATGCAGGGATTTGTTTTTCTAAAATTCTGCGAGCAGGTTTAACTGTTATCTCAGGCCAAACTTTAGTTGCTTCTTGTATGTTTTTTAACCAATGCTTGATGGTTTTGCCTTCAGACAATTGTATAGTAACATATGTAGATCCTCTAAAAACTATAGGACCTTTGTCCCCATTTTTTGCTTCTACAACATCACCAATTTTATATATTAAATTATTTAAATATGCTTCTCTCACGACATCCACTTTATTAGTTATATCTAAACCTTCTTTCACATCATCTTTAATTGCTCTGATATGATCGCCAATTGCCTTCGCATTATCTTTTAATCCTTCTGGCAATCCGCTTTCAAATTTTTTGTGCTTATTGCCTCTAGCATATTCTCGCATTTTTGTACCAGAAATTCCTTCTACGCCTTCTGCATCAGGATCTCTTTGCCCTGCAGAAACTACTTTTATAGATTTAAATTTGAACTTGCCGTGAGGATATACTTTACCGTCATTATACTTATCAAGCTTTTCTTGATATTCCTGTACTCTATCAGAGCCAGCAATCATAACTAGGTGTTTGTGACCCGCAGCATATAATTTTGCCGCTGCGTGTAAAAATGTGGGTTCTTTTTTGGATGATCCGTGTATTTGTGTGCCATGTGCAATTTGATTTAAATAACCAATTTTTGCATCTTGCGGTAATGGATCTTTTCTAGTTAATTCTGAATGGGAAGCAAATACGTGCCCTGTGCCATTTCTTTCGTCGGCTTCATCTCTAACCTTTTGTATAAGCTTTTCATGACCAACCGTAGGTGGGTTAAAACGACCGAAAGCCATCACGGCGGTCTTTTCTACAGCTTCTTCTAAATATTTTCTAAAGTCCATTTGAATATATTGGTTAGGCAACCTATTATTTATACAGTTTGATTGTTTGGTTAATTTGCGAAGGTGCTGGAGGTTGCGGGTAAGGTCTCTTAGGAACCGGCGGATTTTTTCTAGGTTTATGCCTGAACCAACTCATACACTACTCCAAAGTTATCCAAAATGTCTTGACTTCCTATTGACTCGATGTTATACTTGCTATGTACCCTGTTAATACGAGCATTAGCAATTCCACTTGCGTAGCGCTTTATTAATTCTTGAATCTGGGTCATGTGCGGTCTTAGCAGATGTTAATCTCTTCTTCATTCCGCCCATTCGAGCACAAAAAGATTTACGACGATTTGCTGCTTTACTTCCCTTTTTTAATTTAGAAGGTTTAGTTGTAACAGCAGTTTGTAGTTTACTTCCGGGATGTTCTCTTCTATAAGCCATTACCCCAGACTTAGTTAAGCCGCCCGTTGGGTTCTTATACTTGGAGTCTTGCCAATCCTCGGCTAAACCAAACAGAGCATCATCATCTAAATCTTCGTAATGTTCCCAAAGTACTTCTGAGTCAATGCCCTGTTCTGCAGATAAACTTTCTATATAGTCTTCTACTATATTAAACAACTCATCTAATAATGTTTCTTCTTGTAAGTATGTTTTAAATTTTATCATTTGTTTAGATTCATACCAGAGAATCCCTCTTTACTTCTGTTAACAACTTTTGAAACTGAGCCATCCTTATAACCAACAACAAATCCCTCGGGTTTAGTTGTCTGATCATTAATGGTGTGGTGCTGATTTTGTTCGCTATTCTCCAACGATTTTAATAGTATATTTTTTGCTTTATCTAAATGTCTATGAGCAGTAAAAAGATGATCAAAGTCTCTTTTATTCTTATCCACGTGCTCTAAACTATTTGTCATAGCAATTGACTTCTTTAATTTGTTTTCTGGTCTAGATACTTTATCTATTTCTTTTTGCAGTCTTGCTTTTAGATGAGCTTTATAACCTGCGGAAGTAGGACCTTTTCCTTCGCGAACTGTTTTGTTTATATATGTCTGTAAATGTTCGCTGTGTCCTTTAATAAGACTATCATGATTGCCTATTGCGCCTAGATGTTCTTTTGCTTTATCAAAGTTTTTCTGAAATTCTTTTTGATCTTCTTCAGAATAGTTAAGTCCTTTTGCGCTTAACTTATTGTTGAACATATGAACATCCTGATTCTCATAAAATTTAGATTGATCTATATTATATTCTGGCTTATCTTTATCTATTCTAGTATGTAATGCAATACTAATTTTAGCCTTTGCTATTTTTTTACCTTCGTCGGAATTTTTATCATATCCATACTTAATTAAATTTTCTTTCGAAGTAATTTTATTACCTTCTGTTTTTATGGTGCCATCTTTTCTGCTGCCCATAAAATCACCTTGCACTACTCCATGTATAGGAGACATTATCTTTTTACCGTGCTCGAGTAATTGTGCCATCTTTGAGGATAGTCCCTCAGAGTGTCCAAATTTTTCTTTTACTTGTTCTGGGGTAAAGGCATATCCTCTAGCGGCACCTTTATACGCCACGCCAAATTCTTTTTCACCTGTTGCTGGGTTTATAACGTGCCCCATCTCAAAAGAAGGTGAACCGTCTGCCTTAACTCCAATGTTTTGTACTGAGGATTTTTCGCCTCTTAAATGATGATGTAGATCTTCTAGTCTTTTTAAATCTGCATTTGTTTCGGCACTGCTTTCAAAATGAGCCTCGCCTCCTAAATGCGTAAGGTGCTTAATTGCCTTACTTTTTTCTTCAGTAAGTAATGATTCTTTTAAAAATAGATCGAATTTCATCATGTTATTTTAGTTGTAATGTGCCGTTGATATTTTTATGAGGACCAGATTGTGTCTTCAATCCGTATGTCGCGACATTTGTTAGTTTGCCGGTATCTTTGTGATAACCTCTGATTGTAACAGAGCCACCTGCCTTATCTGTTGCAATATGTAGTCTTTCAAATTTATTTAAATGATCATCTGCAATATCTGGCATATGGTGAACTACTGGTGTAGCTGAACCATCTTCTTGTACCCAACTGTGGGCAACATGATGTGGGATAACTGTCTTAGGAGATACATCATTTCTTATTTGTTCTCTTAATGCTTTATCTGCACCGCCCTTGCCATCGTCTCCTGTTTTTTGAATTAACCCATTTGTTAATTCTTTAGCAATCATTCCTAGATGTTCTCGTTTAGATCTATCTGCTTCCTTTGCTCTTTCCTTTGCGGCGGCAAGATATGCAGGTTTATCTTCATACGATTGATATCCTTTTAAGAACTTGCCCATATGTTCATGTAGCAAGGCTTCGTCGGGTTTCATTTTTTCGCCCTTGCGAATTTTAGTCTGTCCTGCTTTATGTGCCTCTTGTATATCTTTCAAAGACATATTATCCACTTTATATTGTGCATGCCGTTGGTCAATAGTTCCACTATAACCTAGCTTCTCCATATAGTGGTGATGCGGTTTCATTATTTCAGATATGCGGCCTGGTCTAAGCCCAGCCATTTTTTCAAGAGATTCTGTACCAGGATTTTTGTAATTGGGTTCTTTATTTGTTCCGTATTTTGCGGAGACGCCATGATACCCTACTACTTCACCCTTTTTATTTCTCATAGTTAAAATTAAATCGGCATTAGAATTAATATCTTTTACCTTTGTTAATTTTTCATGATCGCCTTTTGCATTTTCTCTGTCACGATTCGATGTCCAATGAACATCTCCCACCATAGAATCACCGTGGATCGCACCTTCTTTTTTTAGGTTGTCCATTAGAGTTTTTGCAGTTTCTTTTGCATGAGAATCAATTTGATTATATACCTCGTCGCCAACTTTTTCTCTTAATCTATCATGAACTCCCTCCGGTGTTCCAGCATGCCCCTTAGATTTGGCTTCGTCAGATTCTGCTCTAAAGTGTGAGGGTAATTGTTGTTTTGGATGTAGGTATTTTGCCAACAGTAATTCGTGCAACTTACCCTTGTCGTCATTAATAGATTTAGATTTTTCTTGCGCTTCTAGCAACAATTCTTCTAATAATGTATCTTCACTAAGGAAATTTTTGAAAGTATTTAGTATCATTTTTGGTCTCTAAATTAGATTATATAATATTTATACCTGCGAATATTGCTATACAAAGACAAAAAAAGGGCGCTTAGGCGCCCTAAAGTTCTCAAAGAGGAGGAGAACGATTAAATTTTACTTGCCCAGGCTTTAACAACTGGATGCAAAATATCGTCAGTATAATCCATTTTCATAGTATTGACGATAGCTAAAACAATTTGAATATTGCCTTTGACATATCCTTTACTTGAACTAATACGATCTACGCTAGGACGAAACGGATTACGTTTCTTTTTAGTTCCAAGTTCCATACTAAAATCTAAACCCGTCAATGTACACTTACCATTACATTCGTTGAATACCTTTTGAATGTATTCTGGGGTAAGGTTAAATCCCATTACTCGACCGTCTTTGGCCTTTGCTCTGACCCTATGCTTAAGCGCAGCATATTCAAGCTTACCAAAATTTTCTGGTTCTGCTTTCTTTGCTCGAGCAACTTCTCGAACCTTCTTTCGAATTGCTTCTTTTTGTGCTGGGGTTTGGGATTGTTTTTTCTTTTGATAGTCCCATTTACCAAATGCTGTCGCCATAGCATCTTCTTCGGTAGTCAATGGGCGAGCGTCAAGTCTACGGATTTGATGTAGACGTTTTGCTTCTTTACGGATTTTCGGATCTTCAAAGTCGTATGTCATGATGATTCAAATTTAAATAATATAAGGTCCGCTTACGCCATACGGAAGTACTTTTTTAGCGTTGCGCTAAACGGTAGGGGAGAGTACTCGATTAACGGGGTTAGATTAAACGCGAGCGAATGCGTCTGAACCCATAGTAGCATATGCGGCTGCTACCATTTTGCGGCTTGGTGTTCCCAAGCGATAAGCCAACTTACCATTCTTGGTAGTGTTGCTGTAAACAGCATAGCCTTCTGAGCGAAGTTCGCTAATACGACCACGGATGCTATCCTCAGTTGTATTTGTCAAACCTGCCAATTGTGCTGGCGTAAAATTGCGCTCAGACTTAAGTACTTTCAAAACACGGTTTTTCAACATTGTGTATCTCCATTAAAATTAAAAAAAATATAGCAACTACTTTACTATAAACATATTATAATATAAAACTATAATTGTGTCAAGGAGTAAGTTAACCTTTTTTGTGGTGCCTACTCAAACGATTACCTTTGACGAACTTGTCAAGGTATTCAATACCAACTTTACCTTCTTCTACCTCACGCAACGCTTGCGTAATTAGATGTTTGGCAAAACCAGTATTTTCTTTTTTTAGTTCTCTTGCTCTTGCGGATGCAACTAAAACTAAATTATAACGATTACCCAATTTAAGTACAGCATCTTCGGATGTGTATCTACCATTATCGGGTGTGTCATGAGGATTAAATAGATTCATATGTGTTTTCTGTGTTTGGTACGCCGAGAGGGACTCGAACCCACGACCAAGGGATTATGAGTCCCCTGCTCTAACCAACTGAGCTATCAGCGCGTATTCTTAAATAGTTTCGTAATCTTCTTTACCTACACCACATTCGGGGCAGAGAAAGTCCTGTGGCAAATCTTCCCATTTACCTTCTAATTCTTCATCGTGGACATGACCACATACTACGCATACATGTTCCATTATAATGTCTCCAATACTTGTTGATAAGCTGCTGCGTGTCGTTTTTCAACTTTCTTTAATGCATTGAATCTTTTTTCTGCCTTAACTAAAAGTGCTTTGAATTGTTGAGCGTGTTCGTTTGACTCACGGCCTTGCTCATTAAATTCTTTGACCGCCTCAATATTATGTTCTGCTTTTGCTTGATCTTCAAACTTAGGATACATTGTAGTAAACTCATATGTCTCACCTTCGATTGCTTTTTCCAAGCATTCTTTAGTGTTTGGTTTACCAATTAGTAATTCTAGATGACCCCAAGCATGTAAAATTTCTTGGTCTGCAGTATGCTCAAAATGCTGAGCAATTTCTTCATGACCTTCTTCACGAGCAATCTTTGCAAAATAACGATACTTGATATGTGCAATTGACTCGCCTGCCAATGCACTTTCAAGATTACCTAATGTCAAACTCATTTCAACTCCTTATTTTAAATTTCATTCCAACCCATGTACCAATAAATGCTCCAGCAACTGCTGGAATTATTAGCCAGTGATTTGTTGTATAATTTATAACAGCTACACTTCCTAGTATATAGCACGCCATAGACCACACACTTGCCCCTAATGCTTTATTCTCTTGTACACATCTCAAATAGTATGTATATACTATATCAAGAAAAAATATCGCAAAAAAGCTTATAATGTATTCTATCATTTTATGGTACCCGAGGCCGGATTCGAACCGGCACGCCTATTCGGCGGGAGATTTTAAGTCTCCTGTGTCTACCATTCCACCACTCGGGCATTTCTATATTATATAATATAAATGTAATACTGTCAACCTTTAGTCATCCAAAACATGGTCTGCGACTCTGCCAACCTTATTAACATAATTTTCTTCGTATTTTCTTCTTGATTCTTCCATATCAATTGATAGCACACTCGAATCTTTAATTGCTTTATAAACAGGATGCATAATCTTTTGAGCCATTCGCCTTGCCATATTATCCATTACTTTCATAGGATCTTCTCCTATTGCAATTTGTTGTAGAGCGAATCCATATTCATATTTACGAACTCGCTCTACCCATTCTTCGAAAGTTTCATCAGGGTTTATTCTGATTACGTTGGACATTGTTGTGAACCATTGCCATTTTTAAAGCCAACAGTACCACCTTCTTCTTTTATTCGTTTGATAACGTCCTCAAAAAGAATAGGCCTAAAGTCGGTTTGTTCAACGCAAACACAATGATATCTAGGATCAATTTCATATTTACCCCATATCTCCGACATTACTCGATTAGCATGGAGATGACCATGAATGTTTGTTCCGAAACGACTTAGACTTTCTGGGTGAATCGGAATATGGCTAAGAATCATTCCGTTCATTACATGATATGCACGAAGCTCTCGGAAGAACTGCCTGTATTCATCGTCTCTAAAAATATCGTGGTTACCCCTGATAAGAACTTTATCCCCGTTCAAACGCCACAATGTCTTTAGCGCTTTGCGGTTAATAACTACATCACCAAGATGGTAAACTTTATCGTTAGGTCGAACCGTTTCGTTCCAACGACGAATCATTTCCTCATCCATTTCATCTGGATCAGTCCATGGTCGAAGTTTAGTGCCATCTTCTCTTAGAAAACGACACACTCCTGCATGACCAAAATGCGTATCACTAACAAGAAAAACTGCTGGCATAAATCCCCCTAAATATGGAGCGGGCGATGGGAATCGAACCCACGACTTTAGCTTGGAAGGCTAAGGTAATACCATTTTACGACACCCGCATACTTTTAGTATGTACTCTTTTTTCGCACACAGAGCCTGTCTTATCTGCAGGGTGTAGAATACATAGTAAAAGTGTCTAGCTACTCTCACCACAAGAGCCCTAGACTGAGCTGTTACTCTGTCCACTAATTTTTCCATCTGGAAGGGTTTTGTTCCCACCCTAAGATTTTTGTGATCGTTCGTTGGTTGAACTCTTACAGGTTGGTCTTATGCACCTGGCTAAGTATGGCTCTAGCCTGCCTGCTTTATATAACGTAAAAGCATAAACCGGGGTCTGTTACAAAACCGAATAACGGTCTTGCATAATAGTCTTCAGCATTACTGCTTCTGGAGTAAAGCTCTCCATGTCTCCAGACAATAGAGGTTTAACAATAGCTGGGCTGAACCCAGATACCATCGCTGTTCCAGACTTATCGAACTTGACTGGAGCGTTTCCGCTTGCGTTCAAGTTCCAGAAAACTATCTTTGGCATAGCGTAGCCTGCTTCTGCATACTTGCGAGCAATCATTTCGATTGCGCTGTTGTCATGCTTAACACAATGGTTAAATTGCATGTCGGACAAGATCAATACCATTTCTGGCATTTCGCTTTGTGGTACGCCACTCTTAATAGCAACATCCAAGATTTTCTTGAACGATGCATGTAGGTTAGTAGACATACCCCACTTAGAACTAACCATTTGGTTAATCTTTTCGTTGATGTTACCCTTTAGGGTTAACAATTCTGGCGCATCAGAGAAGGTCAAGAATGTATCCTTAAACTTGCCTGTGTTCTTGTCAGCCAAGTATAATCCTAGCGAAACTGCCACATCCAAACAAGTTAAACCTGACTTAGAGCCATGTCCACCTGCAGGGCATATCATAGATCCACTAACGTCTACCAATGGTAGGATGTTAGCATCGCCTAGATAGTTTGGTAAAGCATCCCATTGAGCTTGAATCAAATCCAATTCTGCTTTATCAAATGACATTTTGTATGAACCAATGCGACCCTTCAACACGTCGTATGGGTATACGACGGATGCGTTAACCTTTACGGCAGGATCGCCCTTACCCAATGCTGCAACATACTCGGCATACTTTTCAGTATTACGGTTGAATGCTTTTTTATAGCGAGCTGACGCTACAGATGGTACGTGAGAAAAATTAATCTCATCCCATTCTTTTGCACACATTTGAGTTTCAACAACTTTAGTCATTTCAACTAAAGACTTACGATAGAACTTTGGCGACATACCGAAGAACTCGCGAATCTCTACTGCAATAGGTCCTTGACGAGGAGTCCATTTTGCTGCCAAGCCATTCTTATCACGAAGGGCGTCACCCAACATAGTATATGCAACAGCTTTCATTTCCTTAGTTTTGAAGATAAACAAGTCATCCCAACGACCAAGTTCTGGCACTTTTGCTAATAGAGCCTTGCAAGCCTCTGTATCAGTCTTTTCCAAATGTAACAAAATGTCACGAAACAACTGACGCTCACCTGCACCACCTCGAGCATCACGTGACCATGCGGTTACACGCAATGCCAAGTCTTTATCCTCAACGAAAGCCGAGGTAAACTGTGGCACAATATTCTTACCTCGGCTTGCGCCGATATTATAGAACAAGTCAACAACAGCATTTGCTGTTGACTTGCGAGCCTTCATACCATTTGCGGTACGTGCTTCTTGATTTGCTACTGCTTCTACGAATGTTGACATAATATTTTCCTTTAAACAACAGGTTAGTTTTTGCGTTTTCAATTACAAGTTGAATGCTTTTTATTTGCTGAACCTAACCTAAATACAACGGGATGGACGGTCTAGTATTAATTTGGTTTACTCTAACCCCAGTGCTCCTTTCGGTAAGACCCACTGAAACCCGATAGGCTACTATCATTTTTTCTGTCTTTCCAGAGTCACTATTTAATTCGGCTTTGTTGCCTAGTCACGTAATTGACACCTTACGGTGTTTCCTCCTATAGTGACAACTCTTAGTACGTTAGTATTTTAGAGTGCTGTACCCATCCCAAAACTTTTATGCTGCCATTGCCATAACCTCTTTCAGTCTATCTGCGGCATAGCTTGCTGCAAATGCATTTGGTTTAACCATTGGTACTACATTACACATACCTTTGATATAGCCAACTGCTTGCTGTATTACTATAGAACTATTATAACATTCTTGAGGATTAATGTCAAGATGTATTTGGACTTCTTTGTCACCAATTACATCCGCATCCACAAGTTTGTGATACAGTTCTGCGACTTTGTACACCTCGTTCATTAGACGCATAGATGGTTTACCTGCCTTTGCATCGAAATCAACTTCGGTTTGTACTTCACCAAAAATCTTACAACCATGACGTCCATCGATGTGGACAACAATTGCAAGAGTATAATCTGCATACCATTTTCCATTTCGCTTGTAACGCTCGGAATCAGCACCTAGATAGATTTTAGTCTCTGGGCTTTGTGCTGCTAAGTAAGCTGTTACTTCTGCCATATCGATTTTTTTCATAGTATTCCTCAATACTGGAGCGGGTAGCGAGAATCGAACTCGCAAATAAACCTTGGCAAGGTTTCAGGTTACCTTTACATCATACCCGCATTTAACCTATGTGTCTATTATAACACCTTTCGTAAATTTTGTCAACCGTTTGATTGTTCAAAATTATTTGGCATCCCGTGAGGGAGTCGAACCCCCGCCCTCAGTTTTGGAGACTGATGTGCTACCATAACACTTACGAGATATTATCTTTGTATATTGCCATTAGGCATTCTTCTGTCGTTATAACATCATAGTATTCATCTTTATCTGTACCAGTGTTATTTTTTTTATTTGTCAAATCAATATCTTTTTGACTTTGTATTGCTAAAAATGCTTCATCTTCTATTTTAGCATCTTCATATTCTCTTTTATCACGCTGAAAAATATAATTCCATCTGTTATCATATTGCTCTTGTGTTATACTAAGTGGCCTAGCCTTTGATCCTTTTCCGCCGTCAGACATTTTTATCTCCTAATAAATAAATGATATTATTATATATCTTAAAATATGGATCCTTATCTTGAACTAGAAGTCTCTATAGACGCAACCGAAGAAGAGATCAAATTAAAATTTAGATCTCTCGCGATGATACATCATCCCGATAAAGGAGGAGATGAAGAAAAATTTAAACGCATAAAAGAAGCGTATGAAATTTTATCTGATCCTATCCGAAGAAAAGGGTACGATATGTCAGGCGATGCAGAGTCTAATCTTGCAATTAGAAATGCCGCACTAGATCATATTGCTCAAATGATGGCAGCTATTGTACCTTCGTTTGAAGCAGAACAAGATAATTTAGTAAGCATTATGCACTTAGAAGCTACTAAAATACGACAAGATATGTTTGCCAATATTAATACTTGCGATAAGCATTTAGAAAAATTACAAAAAGTAGTAATTAGAATAAATGCAAAACACCAAAAACAAAATCTACTATTAGATCAAGTTCAAAAACAAATAGAACAACGAAATAGAGAACACGAAGATTTTTCTCGTCGTATTAAAATTTGTGATCTAGTGATAGAGATTTTAAAAGACTATGAATATGGTCTTGTAGAAAGAATTGCTCTGCCTGGTGCCCCTGGCGAGATTTGAACTCGCATTAAAATTTCTCCTTTTGAGAGAGACGACTTTGCCAATTTGTCTACAGGGGCATAATGGATGCGGGGGATGGATTCGCACCACCCTCGATAGAGCTTATGAGACTCTTCGGGTCACTAGACCTCCCCGCTATAAACTGGTGGATATGAGTAGAGTCGAACTACCACCTTACTCCGTATGAAGGAGGTGCACTACCATTATGCTACATATCCGTATGGTACCTCGACCGAGATTCGAACTCGGATGAACCAATTATCTGTTGCTTACGGGATATAAATCCGCCGTTTTACCATTAAACTATCGAGGTGTTGGCGGCCCTAGTACTGACACCTCATAGGATTGGACCCTAGTCAGTGATGTTCCCGTTCGTCCCAAGTATTCACACTACTCTGCAGGTTGGGCCTGTGGACTCTGCAGTAAAGGGCCTTTTAAATTTGGCGGAGACTGTGGGAGTCGAACCCACTCACCGTATCACTACGATGACAGATTAGCAATCTGCTGCATTACCATCCTGCCCAATCTCCAATATTTGTTTCTCCATATCTTGTTCAAATCTTTTTTCTTGAATTGTTTTTTCTTTATAAATTTTTCTAGGATTAGAACATAAGATACACTTAGGATTGCCACAATCCATTGCATGATGCTTCGCAAACTTGTGCGGTTCTTTTACATCCATTCCTGCGGATTTGGCAATTTTTACTTGCCTATTAATATGTATATCATCCTCATGTAAACGCTTGCTATGTTTAAACTTATCTTGTTCATGGGACATATTATAATCCTTTAGCTAAAGTAAAAATGGCGGAAGGCAGAAGAGTCGAACTCCATCCCATTTCTGAGAACCTGGTTTTCAAGGCCAGTCGGCGGACCATCCCACCTGCATTACCTTCCTATTATATATGGTACCAAGAGACGGGATCGAACCGCCCACACCCGGATTTTCAATCCGGTGCTCTACCAACTGAGCTATCTTGGCATTGGGGAGATGTACGAGAATCGAACTCGTGATAGCGGAATCACAACCCGCGGTTTTACCACTAAACTAACAACTCCATATCTGGCCGGCCCTAGAAGATTCGAACTCCTAACTTCTGGTTTCGAAGACCAGCACTCTATCCAGTTGAGTTAAGGACCGCTATTTACCATATAGAAGCACACCAGCCTGGCCAGCTTTCGTATCGAATACTTTACGATGTGCTTTTATATGGTAGGGGCACAGAGAATCGAACTCTGATTAATAGGTTAAAAGCCTACTACTTTAGCCGTTAAGTTATACCCCCTAAAGGTACTTGATTTTGTGCCTTTCGCATTGCCTTGAATGGCTTACGATGGCTACCCGCTTTTCTTTTTAATGTCAAAACAACGAAGGGGTTACGTTGCTTGACGATTATCTTGTGCTTCATCTTTATCTCCTAAAACACTATTATAACATCTTTTTGAATCCGAGTCAAATGCTCGGTTATTTGGCAGAGGGTACTGGGATCGAACCAGTGATGACAGAGTCAAAGTCTGTAGTGTTACCGCTACACTAACCCCCAACATAACTTGGTCCGGCGTAGAGGAATCGAACCTCTATTAATAGCTTAGAAGGCTACTGTTCTATCCGTTGAACTAACGCCAGGAATTTTATTCTAAGACTGCAAGTACATCATCTTCGGTAATAACACCTAAATATGTATCGCCATCTTTAACTGTTTTAATACTTGACCATTGCAAATAAACAATATCGCCGACTTTGACATCCTTAACATCTGGACCAATTGCAATTACAGTTCCTGTCTTTGCTCTTGGGTCTGCCAAAGTCTTGCCTACATAGATACCACTATCTGTTGTATCTTCGCGTTCTGTATCTTTGACAATTAATTTTTTTCCTAAGGGTAAATAATTCATAAAATCTTTCAAATATTAAAATGGTACCTGGTCACGGTTTCGAACCGCGGACCTTCGCCGTGTAAAGGCGTTGCTCTACCCCTGAGCTAACCAGGCAGGTTTGGTGGAGACGGTAGGAATCGAACCTACGGTGTTTCTGATGTCACTGATTTACAGTCAGCTGCCTTCGCCGCTCGGCACACATCTCCAAAATTGGCTCCAGTGGCAGGGATCGAACCTACGACCAATTGATTAACAGTCAACTGCACTACCGCTGTGCTACACTGGAATAACTAAAATGTGGCAGGTGAGGTATCTAGTCATTGTCTAGCCAACG